CCGCCGCAGTCAAATCGGATCGGCGACTACCAAACACTCCGAGATCAGCTGCGGCATCCAGATCAAGAGGAGGGCGGATACCTAAACCGCGTGCAAACGGAGATGGTGTGCCAACTGGAATGCCGTGAGGGAATCCGGTAAAGCGCCCTCCAGGAAAGACTTCTAATGGTGCTCCAGCTAATTCTCGAGGAACTCCGGCCCCAATAGCACCTTCGACAGTACCAACAGTTACTGCTGCTGTGGCCTGATAAACATCGTATATCGCCTCCAGAATATCTTTGTGGAACATCCGCACGCGAGCATCTGTCTGGTTAAAAATACCAGCATCTTGCATCTGTTTCTTGGTTTCTGGTGACATGGCATGTTCCCATGTCCGCCTGAATCCCTCGCTAAAGTGTTTTGTGAAATCATTACTGTACCACGACTGCGGTGGTTTCAGTATCTCGTCAACGTAAGGAACCGTGTTGAGTATATCGTCTGTATACGGAACATCGGGTTCAGCCACAACTGGCTTATTCGGAACAAGCAAAGGGCTTGGAGGTGCAAGTACCGCCGCCTTAGAGATAGCTTGTCCGATGCGGGCAAATACCCCTGGTTCTTCTTGAGCATCGCTAGGAAGCTCACTCATCGCACAGGCACCGGGCTAGAGGGTGCAGGCGGACGCAACTTGCCTAACCCCGTTGCAACCAGATATGCTGTAGCCCTATCGATGGCTATCTGTGTATTTGGATCACCAAACCGCCCATCCTGGAAAGCCTTAGCTACCTCCTCCTTCTTTTTGAACTCACGTTTTGCTGGATCAGGCAATTCGTTGTTCTGTGGCAGCGAGGCATAGCCCTGCGCACCCTTACCATAGTAATCGAGCACGCTCTGTCTTCCAAGATAGTTGGGGTTGGGTTTCTCCGGCGGGCCAGGATCGAACAGTTCCATCGGATTCTTTCCGGCTTTAATCCAATCCTTGACCGTGCTATCTACATAGAATTGGTATGCCCGCTCACGCATCGGGCCACCAGGATCAGACATCACCCCAGCATCGTTCTTCAGATGTTTGAGTGGGAACAACGTGCGCTCCGCATCTTTGAGTAGCTGTGTGACATGCTTATTGACGTTAGCGGTTGTGGCGTCGTTGAGTTCTTTAAGTTTATTACTAAGGGCTGTTTTCATATCCCAGGTAATTTTCTTGTTATTGTACAGATCATCTAACTGACTCTGCTGCGTGATCTTATTCGAGTCGCCATCTTCCAGTCCCATCCTCTTGTTGGCCTCTACCATCTCGTTGGCCGCTATCGAGGGATGTGGATCAGGCTTCTCCATAGAGCGCATTATACCGATTATGTCTTTCCGCTTCTCTTGGCTTATACGAGTGTCTGCAAGCACTTCTTCTTCAGTGGGCCTGTTAGCTGCGCCCGGCGTCACCCTCTTGTAGTACTCGTTTCCTATTTCCTCGTCAGCGCGCTTCTGTGCAATATCCTTCATTCGCTCTACATGCAAGTTAGCGGTGTATTTGGCATTCTCCTCCTGCCGTATCTTCCGCACCGTGTCGTTCCACAGCTTCGGCGGTGCGTTGGCTGGAAGAACTTTGGCCGCGGCTTCCAGTCTCTGTTGGAGTCCAGGCACCTGTCCATCAGGCAATTCGTTCGGTTCTAGTGGCGGTAGGATAGGCATGTTCGAGACTTTAGGAAGCTGACCTACCGTCGGCACGACAGTGTCTACTGGTTTAGAGGTTAATCCTCGCATAATGGTCTGCGTGTCCTCGGAGGTCACTTTACCTTTCTGGCCAAGCACTACCACCTCTACTGCTTTCTTCATAACCTCCGGCTTAGATAGGTCGAGTGGTTGATCTGGGGCAAACCCGGTGTGCTTGACCGCCGCATCAACCTTGGCATCAGCTGTCTCCGGTGTTGCACTCGCCGTGGCTATTTCTCTGATAGTGAGGGGTTTTCCCGCCCCAACTGCCTGTTGCCGTAATCCTGTAGCAATAGTCTGCACGCCAGCCTCAGGTGTAGGTGGCGCTGTCTTTGGCGCTTTACGAAGTGCCTCTTTATGAAGTGCCTCTCGTACCGCAGCTATCTCGGCCTTCTGATCGCCTGAATGCAACTTCTCAGGATCAGCAGCACGCGGTGCTCGCTGTGGTCCAGCGAATAGTACGTCATTCTCTTTCGCTACTTTTTCGAGTGCCTCGTTGGCTCCTTTGAGCTTCTCCGCAGGGCCAACCCCCATAATAACGATGTTCTTCGCATTCTGTGCTTTTAGGAGAGCTATCTGTAGTGGCACATTAACGGCTATCGCCTTCTGGACAGCAGCGGCATCAGGCTCATTAGAGACACCTGTTGACCAGGCAACCGTCTTTCCCGAAATCTTATCTCTAGGAAGTTTTGGTATCAGGTCACGCAGTATTTGCGTACTGTCCCATCCAGCAACCGCTGTATCTCCTGGCCGATAACTGCCTACTTTGGTACGATCTTCCTGGCCTACAGCGACTTTGGCGCGGACCATATGTGAGCTAAGGCTATCGCCGCCCGCAGTAATCGGTTCTTCTTCTTCAGGAGCAGATGGTGCGCTTACTGGAGGCATACCAGGGACAGGAGTGGCTGGCGTCACGGGAGCCTCAGCCCCAGCACTTGCGGCTGGTTGCGCCGGGGCGGTCGAACCTCCACTTTCTATTATGGGGCCAGACGTTGGAAATCCTACACTTATTGCTGCTGTCCTTAAATTCCTGTTGTAGTCTGTCCAGTGTTGAACGCCACTGGTCGTGACAATCTGTCGTGCGACCTGACGTTGCACTTCAGGAGGAGCTGACATAGCATTCGGATATTTGTTTATATCGACACCAGCAGCTGGTGCAAAAGTCTTCCAAGTCGAATTGGTGATTTGGTAATAACCCTGCGCTGAGGACGGTCCAGTAACTGTTCCAGTCGAGGAATTATAACCGCCACCTGGACCAACAATTCCTTGAGGAATATTACGCCATCCACTCTCATGCAGTGCTGTCATGTCAAGAAAACGTTCTACAGCATTACCACTAGCTCCACCTCTTACCAAATTGGGCTGGCTCATTGTGGGAGGCCGCCCATTGGCTAGCTCGTTCACATCGTATTCGTGTGCTGCCCTCTCAGCGTGTCCCAACAGTTCGTCGTACTTATCACCCAGTTCTTTTGGGTGTGCTTTTATGAATGCTCGTCCCTCCACAGGATTACGAAGGATTGCTTTGGCAGCCCAGTCTACAGTAAACCCCTTAATGACATTAGTTTTAGCCAAGTCAATAGTTGCCTGCTCGTCTCCTCTAGCCTTACCAGCTATCTCAACTCCCGTAATTGCGTCCGTTAAGCGATTTTTAAACTCTCCAAAATCGTTATTACTGCTTGCGACCGAGGCACCGTGCGCCGCCAACTCTATTCCAGCTTTAGCTGTTTCCGCAGTATGTTTGTTGTATTGCTCATCATAGTGTCTTCCAACCGCGCCCAGCGCAATATTGCGTAAGCGCGATGTCTCCTGATCGAACATAACCAGCTGATGGGCGTTGGTCAGCTTTGACCGCTGCTCCATCCGTATGTTGTCCAGATCTTTGCGGACACCTTCACGCGCCTCCAGGGCATTCTTTCCCTGAAGCCCCATGTAGCCGACATCACCGGGACTGTTTGGATCGCCATACAGTTTCTTATTTACGAAGTCATCATAGAAATTCTTTTGCTCATCCACAACTACCTGGTCATGAAATGAGATCATACTCTCAAGGTTGGCCGATGCCTTCTCAAAGCTCGTGCCTAACCCTGACAGTGCTTGCGCGGTACCAGCGCCGAATGCCTCCGCCGGCGCCCGAATCTCTTGGTATGGCGTCAGCGATGTCGGCGATGGCTCGATGGTCGGCGCGACTGGAGTAGTGTAGCCCGCTGCTGGAAGTAGAGGCACCTAGCTAGACCTTTGATGGGAGGGTATACTTGTTCCACTTCTCTGCGAAGCTGGTTCCGCTAGTAAGCAGTGATCCAAATGCGCCAAGCATTCCCGCACTTGAGGCATCCTTCGCCTTAGCTTCCTGAAGACCAGCTTCGGCCTCGTAGTTCTGTGCACTCGTCATGTAGGATCGTGCTCGTAGCGACGCATTCTGCATTATGTTGGCTGTATCAAGCCTATAAATTTGGGCTGATCCCTCGCGAATATCTACCAGCGAAGGACTATCGACCGACAATCCCGATGCACTCTGCGAGGCCTCTATCGCACCAAGGGCGGCACGATTCTTCATATCTTGGCCCTGGGCCGCTACCTCGCCGGCCTGCTGTGAATATTCCGCATTCTGTGCTGCTATCTGCGCATTGTTGCGTGCGACTTGTGCGGTATAATTGGCAGCGGCCGCAGCTGATTTTCCTTCTTGTATTTTGCCGACAGCACCCATAATCCCGCTTACGGCAGTCATGCCAAGCATAAGTTCTGGACCCATGCTATCCTCCTATAACAAACACTAGCCGCTCACCGTTAGGGAATATCTTAGCGCCGAGCCAAACCAACCATTTAATAGAGTGGTAGTAATCTATCTCGATCTCTCCATAAATCGTGGAATATCTTTCTCGCAGCATCCATATGACATCTCTACTGTATCTAAGGAAAAGCATCCGATGTTTATCTACCAGTACAGTTCCTAGCATCCAAATGTATACCCGATTGTCGAGAAGCTGTACATGGCTCGTTCCCCACATAACAACTATCTGATTATTTACAGTGCCCACTATCGGATTAACACTGCGCATAAGAGCTTCAGTAATCACTGAGACAGGATCGCCACTATGTGACAAATTCAATATATCGCGCCGGCGCAGAAGCGGAACAATCTCTATAGCGTCATCGAGCGTTGCCCGCCGAAAGACTACATGACTTCGCCCTGTGCTATCTCGGGAATGATCGCCAACACCGTTGCTGGATACGGAGCGTCCTGTTCTATGCACACCCAGCCTCCTATCCCAAATGTTTGATCCAGCCATATACGCTGGTCGCCGCTATAAAGACCGTCTGCTCTATAGGGTGTGTACACGTTGTCATCTGTTGACGACGTTCCTTCTACCCAAAGCGTAACATTAGCGAGATCCGGGCCATACTTGAGTCCTTTAGTGTTATGCACTCTAATGGAAGCCGCAGCTATCTTCTTTCGCTTGCCTTGAATTGTACCCTCTCCAGGCGATTCGATATAAAGCGGCTGCAGCTGTGCCTGATAGCCTAGACCTACGAGCACTCGAGTCCCTGCCGTTGTCAGCGTTATCGATCCTCCTATGACCCTATATGGTTGTGACGCGACACCATCCACAACTGCCCATACATCAAGCCCTTCGAGATGATCGAGTCCACTGATTACCGATGTTGGGCTGGCAAACGTCTCTCCGAGGGCACAATCGAGTTGCCATGCGTCGGATGCGCGATCCAGGTGTTGTTGGGCCTGCCGCTCGATGCAGCGCTGACCGTTGCGCCACACCGAGAAATATACTGCGTTGACGGTGCCCTCCTGGATGGTACAGATACTCTCGACCACTCCCTGTGTGTCATGCCGCGCCCATCCAGCTACTTCTTGTGCTTTCAGATAAGTTAGTGACGCAAACTGTCCATTATCAAAAACCGTCCACACAATTTTATTTGGGCTGTCAGCATAAGCCCAATCAACGACGCGATTCGCACTGAACAGATGATTGCTCAGCACACCCAAATCGTTGCCGGCATAGATGTTGGCATAGAAGTTGTAAGTGAGATCGCGAACCGTTCCCTCGCGCTGCACATACAAAACCTCTTTGTCAATCAACGCGGGTACTATGTCGGCGGAGCCAGAGAAAGTCTGTGGTACGATCACCGCATTACTGCTGCTCACAGCTACCGGATTGCCAGCATTTGAATTGCCTCCGGTCAGCTGCATGACCCCACTATTACTGCCAATTAGGAGGCCGCCAGGCATAGATTTAAGCCAATAGATACGACTGACCTGGGTGTCGAATATCTCTATGTCGAAGGAATCGTTATCGACCGGAGGATTGGTCTTGCGGAAATCATCGGGGGCACCAGGCCGGCTGGCAATGATAGCATTGGGCCGATTGTCAGTCGATGCGTAGATCAGGCGTTGCTGAAACAACCCCACCGCACTCGGTTCAAGGCCGCTAGTCGGCCCTATCGTACCAGTCGCGGCAAAGCCCGATCCGGCGCCGGTGGCCGTCATGGTCGGAGCGGTATAATTGCGACCAGGATCGGCAATATAGAGGCCGACGATACCACCAGCCGTACCCGAGCTATTGCTATCGAGCACCGGGTACACGACCGCGCCGAAACCTGTGGTATCACTGACAACGATCGACGTTTCGCCGGGCATATAACCGCTTCCTGGCGCGCTGATCGCGTACCCTTTCAGGATGCCCGGCGCAAATGGGTCGTTCGGCCTGATCGGTGCTTTGGTGAAATCTGCGGTGATATTGCTGTCGGTGAAGCTGTTACCGTAGGCGTAGCCAGCGAACCCGAACTGCTCGCTCATCAGCGGTATCTTGTCGCCGTGTGCTGGCAACGCTTTCCACACTTTATAATAAGAGGCATCGGCCACGCCAACCCACAGCAGCGACACAGTGCCCTCGGTTACGCCGATATTGATACCAGGCGTGCTGACCATCGGAATGCTGGGAAGACTTTCGTCGCCATCCGTATCGATCGCGCTGACACAGTACATATACCGGGTTGTGATCGTAGGCGCTGGAGACACACCACTCGGTGCGGCGCTCACCGTGACACTCGACATCGTCGGCGCGGCGATCGATGGCAGCGAGGATATGTCGGCCAATGTCCAGTCATTGTCTGCCAGCCGCGTCAGCTTCTTCCTGGGGTAGCCGCGGCAGGTGATCCACATGACATCGGCGATCTGGACGTAGTGCAGCCCCAGCAGATCCGCCTCGAGGTACGGCGTCACGATCGAATAGGTCGCGCCGCCAGAAGTCTCGACAAACGCGGCATTGGACCCATTCGGATAGTGCGGTGTGCCTGGATTTTTGACAAAAATCAGTGTTCGATCTGTGAACACCAAAACGTAGGACTGCCCGACATCCGGCGAGAATTGCCACGGAACCAGCACGCAATAGCCACCAATAGTCGGATGGCCGATAAACTGCGTTCCGGGCCTGACAGTGGCCCCGCCCCGCGCGTCCACATAGAAGTTGCGCAGGACCGCACAGCCGCTGCCATACTTCTGAAGGTCTTGGCGGCCATAAAAGCCTGGAGCGACCTCGCCGGCGGCAAAACTATGCTGTGCAAGTGATACCGGGGCCTCACGATCGGGCACTAGTAGACACCTCCACCATCTTCAGTCTGCCAGCCATAGCCGTACCAGCCATGCCAGCCACCACTAGTGCGCGCCCTAATCCAGTCGGGCGTGTGATCTACTAGCGTCCAGCCTTCGTTGCCATCGCGCACACGGGCCTCGATCAGCGCATCATGGGCGATCTTCATCTGATCGACGCGGATTGCCCGTGCCTGCACTTTGTCCTCGATCAGCGGGATTGCCAAGCGTGCAGCAAGTGCCGCTGTGAAAGCGCGGCGGAACAGCGGGTCCCAGGCATCTGGGTACTGTACTAGGCCGGTGTAGACAAGCATCGCGCCCAGCTGATTGGTCGCGATAACTCGCGTGCTCTCAGGATTGTGTCCCTCGACCCGCTCCCAATCGCTCGCAATATCGTTCACCAGCGGAGCATCGGTTACAAGAAAAGGAGCTGGACGGTTCCATGCTGGTTGCGCGTGGAGGGGAGCACCACTCGCATCCAACGCATACGCGTCTAGCCCAAGTACCCATCGCGCATGTACGCAATCGTTCGGCCACTCGTACATATAGGCCCAGGGCAGCGGCACACTTCGATTAGTGTGGTACTGTCCGCAGCGGTCGCCACGCATGTCTATCTGTCGCTGACGGCGCGCGAAGTTCCAGGGTGCAGCGGCGAACATCGCCCTCAAAATAGGGTCGTAGGTACGGCGCGCTACAGTGCTTGCCTTGGACCCCTCATAGAGATCGCCTATTTCCTCGATGCCGATCTCGTCCAGCGCCTCGTTTACGATGTCTTCAGGCTGACTTGGCATCCTTCTGCTCCTGTTGATGCGGCTGCGGATGCCCCAGCGCGACCTCGAATTTCTTAGCCAAAGTGATTATCATCAACTCGGTAAAATCCTCGTACCAAATATCCGGGTTATGGGTGTGAACAATGCAAGTCAGTATCGGGGCTGGGTCATTACCAAGCAGGACGTATGTCTGGTCAGCACCAGTTTTGACCCGGAACCGCATCGCCCTCGGCCGCCACACCGGCAGTGTATGGGGGCGTGGCTTCAGCGCCAGTGGCACCAAGCACGTTTCCGGTTGCTCGTACTCGTAGAGCCACGGAAGGTCTGGGTACAGACCGGCTTCCCAGGGAGTTTGCTCGTCATAGCCAAGGGCGGGCGCGCTCTTAGTAAAAGTGAGCGCCACGTCCTCGCGTGCCCATTCCGGCTGGGTCCGCACCAGCAATGCGTCGCGTGTTTCGGCCCAGCAGTCGAGGGCGACACGCGAGGCGACACTGCCTTCCCAGATCGTGCCGACGTGGCGCTTGTAGCCGATCCGGTCGAGCGCCTGATTGATAATGCTCTCGATTGACATATCAACTGTCTCGCATCTTGCCGATCCCGGCGAACCCCAACGCCTCGTCCAGCTTGATCTTCGATGCCTCGATCCGGTTCTCGAGGGCAAAGGCCAAAGCGCTGGCAAGCATCCGAACGAAGCTCTGCCGGAAGATCGGGTCCCACAGACTTTCGATAGCAGGCTTGGTACACATGATCAGCACGATCTTTTCCGAGGTCATGATCTGCCGCGTATCAAGATCGCCTAAGATGTTCCATTCGACTGGGTGTGGATCAAGCTTGTCATCATCGTATCTTGCTGGAATCACCTGTCGAACGCGCAGCACATCCGCAGGGTATGCATAGGCGTAGGCCCAGGGCGGCACATCGTCCGAAAGCTCGACCGGCGTTATCGTGTTCAGGGAAAAGTCGTAGTCGCCCTCGGTCAGCAGGAAGTCACGGATCGGGTTGTAGAGCAGGCTGACATATGTTGCCTCGGCGCTGCCGTCGGTCAGCGACGTGATTTTGGAGCGCGTACCGATCTGGGCTAGCGCTTCCTTGGCAACCTCGAGCTGTGTGGTCATCAGGATGTCGGGACCAGCTCGCCAAACGGCGTAGCGATCGTCATTTCCTCGCCGTTGGTCATGACTAGATCACTCCAGCCCGGATCTTCCCCGCAGGGCGAGGCCTCCATTATGCAGCGTATGGCGAGAGCGATCGGCTCGGCATCGACCACGCCAGTGACCACTCGGCGGGTCAGGATGAACTCGTCGCGAGAAAGCGGCATAACATAACTCCTGTTATGGGCCAGTTGTAGGCAGGACCAGCGGGCCGCCATCGAGCATATACGACAGAACTCCCTGCACGATCGACGTGTTGGTAAAGTCGCCATCGGACATCTCGATAAACCCGCGATCGTTGGTAGCCTGCTTGTACAGCTTAATTTCCTTACTAGATGCACCACTCGCTGCATACATAGGACCAGTAAGCGATGTCATATTCGCGCCGCCCATTATTGTCGATCCGACACCAGGTCCGTAACTAGCCTGGAACGGCAGCCCGCGTATCGTTGCGTTTCCGAACGCCGTACCTTTGTTGCTAAGCCCGATATAAAATGCCACCGTGACCAAATCACCCTTGCGCTGCCAGTTACATATCGGCGTGCCTGAGCTATAAGCCATACCATTATTTGCGTTGCCAAAATACAAGCCCATTCCAGGGGCGCAGTTGTACTGGTTAAGCCCAGGAATGTCGAGGTTTACATAGCCAGTCGTTGTATTGATGTTGAGGCCTCCGGTTCCGCTGACATTTAAACCGCTCCAATCACCGCGCAATGCCATATTCTCCCAGCGATTGCCGCTCAGTACTGCGGTCGAGCCGGTGTGCCCAGTCAGGTCGATGCCGGTCCCGGTTGTTATGAACTCGTTACCAGTTATCAAAACACCGCTCATACCTGGCGGATTGAGGGTGAAGTCGGCCCAGTCTGTTACATTGTTGCCGGTAAAATTCATCGAGTTGACGCTGGTGGCGGCGTCCAGCCGGAAGAAGCTGGCATTCGGTGTGAAGCCTCCATAGAACCGAGAGTTAGATACCTGCAACCCGTTAAGGTTGACCAAAGTGCTATCGGAGCAAAATATACTGCGTGCTTGCTCAACGGTGATCGAGTTGAATACCCAATTCGAGGTCGGTCCATCCTGTCCGCCACCAATTCCTGCCCAACGAACCAGGCAGTCGGAGATTAACCCGGAGCCGTTATTAAACTGCGAATTAGAGACGTAGACCGTATTTGGGCCGTCGCCGTGTCCCCCTGTTATCCACATAAACTCGTTACGCGCGACATCGAGATTGCCATTGCACCCAAACCTCGACTGATTGATGCGGGTTTCGCGCCAGCCGTCGATCTCAATATCCGTACTGGTAATTCCACAAGTCAATACGCGATTGAGATAAGCCGCCACTCCATAAGGTCCGTTCAGATCGTAGAGGCGAATGCCGACATTGCTGCGATAAATACCAACATTCTCCACGACAGTGTACATGCCGCCATTCAGCAAGACGCCAACAACATCATCTGGGATTGTACCAGCGGCGCGATCGACCCCCACATTCTCCAACACACTCTGATTGTTGTTGCCATCGAGGCGGATGCACGGCGTCACGGCCAGGTCGCACTTGATCGTAAAACCGCCGGGCGTGTTGGCGTTAGTACCCATCGAGGCGCTGTTGCGCCCTTTCAGCGTGGATCCTCCTGGCACCACAACTGTCGCACTGGAACGGCATACGCCGACATCCGGTCCCGTGACCGTCTTGGCCCCCAGCATTGCCTTGCCGAGCGCCACTGCATCGTCAGTCGTGCCGTCACACTTGGCGCCCCACACCTGAACAGAGGGCGCCTCGGAAGAGAAATCCGCAATCCAGCATCCTGTGCCGGTTGGCTGTACCTGTGCCCCATCGTCTGCTGCGGCACAGTTGCTCCCCGACCAGTTGTAGGTAGCAAGCCCACCATCGCCCGCTGTATAGAATCCTAGTCTAATGATGATTTTACCATCTTCCCCAGTGACACCCTTAAGCGCAGCGTTGCTGGCGACTACAGCATACGCTCCCGATATGCCTACTGTGAGTGGCGTCTCGTATACGGTGCCATTGATCTCGATTTTAAGCTTGTCGTGCGGCGGCAGCTTAGTCCCATCAAGTTTTAGAGTACCAGTAGCGGCGTCGATACACATACGGTAGTAACCACCGGCGACATCGATCGGCGCGCTGTAATCGCATCGCCCACCGACCACACTGTCGCCGGTTGTAACCGTTTGCCCGGTCAGCCCACCATTAACCGTTGCCCCCTGGCGCGCGCGGTTGTTGCCACGGAACATCATAGGAGAGTCCTTGAGGACAGTCCCCTCTTGAGTGATCGCGTTCTGGGCCACAAGCGGCCAAGGGACAAGCAGCATTAGTGCGGCGACAAGTAGTGCTTTCATCCAGAACTCCGCTGAATATCCTGCCGCATCGCGTCGATCTGCTGCGCTTCCAGCTCCTCGGCCCCAATGACGGCATTGCGCGCTTCTGTGTTAGTCAGGATAAGCTCATCGAGTTTAAGCTGAATGGCGCTAGTATCACGGCTTTGCGTACTCTGAATCAGAAACACCATGAGGAACGTAATGATTGTGGTACCAGTGTTTATCACTAGTTGCCAGGTATCGGACCAGCCGAATAATGGCCCGGTTACTGCCCATACCACAATCGTCAGTCCAGCTGTTCCGAACGCCCACGGGCTGCCGGCTGCGTGTTCAACTCCTCGAGCAAAGCGAGGAAACATTAGCGGCGGCCGATGGGTGGCCCAGCCGGATCATCGCGGATGATGTCTATCTCTCGTTCCGCCTCATCCCAGAACCGCTGGTCCTCTCCGTCAGGTTGTCCAGCCTTTTCCCAGAGCTCATGGGCGCGCTTGCGGATACGTTCTTCACGCTCGGTCATGTTTGTCATGGCGCCTGTGCAAAAATCTGTGCGGTCATTGGGTTAGTGAATACCTGTGCTTTACACAGACTTGGGACGAGGCTTACCGTCAAAGCCAGGAATATAGCGGTCTTCATAATCATCCCTCGTAAAAAACTCTTTGAGTGTTACCGGGAGCTGGTCAATCGGATTCATCGACGCCTGAGCACGCGATAGTCTTGCTTCTTCAGCTTGGATAAGGTCATCGGCTTCCGAGTCCAATGCGACCATTTCAGTCGTAGGATTAATAACTGGGTACGAGGTGTCAGTTCCCACCAGTGTACCTTTTTCGTCGCCGAGGTGTTCATTCTCTTTGTCCCCAGGCAGCCATACATCTGATTTGATGTCAGCATTACGAAGCTGGTGTGCGACTTTCAAACGATACTTTGCCATAATATCTCCTTACGAGGGCGGCACAACGCGGTGAGACAAGTGCCGCCCTCTACCCGCAGGCCAGGCCGTTAGCCTTTGGGGTACTGTTCCTCATTAGGCTTGCTTGGCCGAATGTCCTCATCTTTCGGAGGTTTCGGTGTCGCTGGCCCAGGAGCAGGAGTTGTACTACCTCCGCGCGTCGGCGAGGCTACGGAGGTGTGCGATGGTTGGCGTGCTGCGCCCGGCGGATTCGTCACCGGCCGTGGAGGGATCGTTGGGGCTATCGAGGCTTCACCTCGTTTTCCTTCACGATCTTCTTCTTCCCACTTCCGTTCAGCCCGTTGCTGCGGCGAAACCGGCTCTGAGCTTTCATCGAGCTTCTTTTGTTCCTCGGCCTCCTTTTCGCGCGCCTTCACTACCTCTTCGTTCTGGTTTTCCCACTGCGGTCCTATCCCATACAGCTTACGATGGACCTCTCGTACCTTCTCCCGCGACTGGTCATCGAGACCCTCCATCTGTGGTGTTGGGTCCATATCTTTGCCGTCTGGATACTTCCAGGGGTAGCCAGTGTCGTCGCCGACCTCGGTTCCCTCTTCCAGACGTTCCCCGCCTGACAACACATGCGGGCCGAGCAGTTTGTATTTCATGACACACCTCTAGTTTGGAATAGTTATGCCCGGCGGATACACTACGTAGTCGGCGCGATCGAGCACGATCGCTGCAAACAGGGTGCCCGTCGAGTGGGTACCTGCCGTCACGTACTGAAGCCGATAGAACCGCGGGAGCGCTGCTCCAGGAGGTGGTCTCGGCACATCCATCGGTAACAGATAACGGCCAATAACCAAGTCTGCTTCAAGTACGGCAGCACTCTCCACATAGGTTGTCCATGTCCCCGGCGACCCTGCATTATTCGGGGCACCTTGGAATTGGACTTGAAGCGATGTTCCAGCGGTGAACGCAGTCTGTACCACACACAGTAGTTTCAGGGCGGGATCGTCCCCGATACCCATATCGCGAGCATTCACCAGGTCAATGATGTTGGTCGATTGCTGGGTTCCGGTAGTTGGTGTGTCAGGGCTGCCTGCAACACCTGGCGTGCCCGTGAATTGAAGTGCACCATCGATAATCATATCAGTCTCCTTAGACTACACGAGCTTCGGTCGAGAGGATGGCATCAACCGTCCTCACAGGGATACCGCGGAACATCGTTACTACCTGGCCCTGGAATTGCTCCAACGTGAGCAACACATTGGTCTTATTCATCGCCTGAAGATCAAGGTAAGTCCTCACAACGCGGTTGCAGTACATCACCGTTCTGCCCATGCTTCCAGAGATGGTAGGAGCATCCGAGGTCTGAATAGCATTGGTCCTCGGAGAAGCCGTCGGCAAGCGATAGAGGCCGCGGACCATGCCGTTAATCAAGTTGGCCGCGCTGCCGCCATTGAGAAGGGTTACGTCGATATTGGCCAGCCGAACATTGTAGCGCCAGTCCCTGACAGTAAGTCCTATCTCCCATTTGAAATGGTCACGATAAGCCTGGTAAGTATTACCAGCGGTATCCTGTACTGGCCATTCGCCCATGTCCCTATGCTGGAGACCAGTCATTTTCCCTTTGGGGAAGATGCCGTGCGTTGTGTTCGCGCCCCAAGTAATTACCCAAGCACTGGTATTGGTACCAGCTGTACCTCCCATATCAACCACATTGGCCGCGCTCGTAGCTGTAGCCGAATTGACCGTCGAGTAGCGTGGGGCGAAGCCAGTGAAGCGTTCCGGGTTAATTGCCTGGTTACCATAGATCAGCGTCGTCGCGACCTGTTGGTTCATTCCCTCCAAAAAAGCTACGACCTCACTCGCCCTGAAGTCGGCTGTATTTCCATTCAGATCAGCGATGTCCTTATCAACCAGAGCGTAAGCCTCTAAGTTACCGCAGGTATCTATGACCGGCGCGGTCGTGCTCTTAGAGTTAGGCACACCGTAATTAAGGAGTCGCCACGTTGCAGTCGGCAGTCCTGTACGAACTGTCGTCTTGTGCCCGGTTGGCAGGTTTCCTTCAAGCACGAGCATATCGAGCAGGATCTCGTTGGTCTGCGATAGAAGCTCGATGATGTACCCGATCTTATAACCATCCTCTACTCGCTTTGCCCAATCGGCATAAGTGAGTACAGTTGTTCCCAAAGTCGCCATATTTCCAGTCCTCAGTTAAGTCTAGGTCCACCTATATGCGGGCCACCTGACCCATATATAGCTTCACCCAACGATCCAGGCGCTCTATTCGAACTGGTCGGTGCGCCTCGTACTGGCCCTCCTTCGCTTAGAGCCTTTGCCCAGCGAACTAAGGTCCGTACTATAGCTGGATGATTGCCCGCACCCGTAAAGGCAAGGGCCTCTCGTAGTTTAGGATCAGACAACTCTGGATCGCTAGCAACTTTGGCAAATGTCTGCAATGCGCCATCGAGATTGTCGCCGCCAATTTCCTTATCAGCCCTAATCTCGGCTTGCCAATCCGCGTTCTGTTTATCCCAATTCGCCTGTAGCTTTTGAGAGACAGCTGCGGATTGCTTGGCCGCTAGTTCCAATAAGGTTTGTGCCGCAGGCATAGCAAGGCCATGCTCCTTGGCAAGGTTCGTAAATTCACCAAACAGGGCATCGTCCTTCGCAAGACCCTCCGGTAATGTGATCTTCTCGGCGTCAAAGGGTTCCGCAACAGGGGCCGGCGTTTGTCCGAGAATACTATCCGCTGGTGGTGGTGTCTCCGGTGTCGTCTCCGTCGAGGGGGTTATAGTCTCCGCGAGAACTTCCGCTTGGTCGCTCACCACTCATCTCCTTAAGCATCTGTAAGAACATATCTGGATTGGCTTCCTGAATATCTCCCAGAAGCCGGAGTCCCTGACTTCGTTCCCCTTCGAGGAACGCCAGTCGCATCGCATTTCCAGACATTGAGGTGTGCCAGACATGACATTCGCTCAAGAGGCCCCATACCCATCGTCTTCCCGCAGGATCACCGAGGAGGCGCCCTAGCGCCTGCATCTCCTCGTTACGCCGCGCCTTCATTTCCCAGCATCACCTGAAGCGCATTGGCCCCGCCGCCAACGTCTGTTTCCGAAAGTGTCTTAGCTCCTTGCACTGCGCCCATACCTAGCTGCGCAGCCTGTGCTACCTGTGCCTGTCGAGCGCGCTCCTGTCGCATTTCCGCCACTTTGTCATCACCGATTACAATCTTGGGCGTTACTCCCAGGGCAGCCGCGTACTCATCGATCGTTTGATCCGGGTCCAGCTTGTCCAGTATTTCCGGTTTCACGGCCGCGATATTGCCGGCAAATCCCCACAGCTTTTCGATACCAGCTGTCGATATACCACGCTGTGCCATCGACAACATCGAAATGTAATCGACCTGGATGTGCGTTGCAGTCTGGCGAAGTTTATCCGGGGCCGGCGGCAACAGTCGGCCGCGATACATGATGCCCCAGACCCGATCAATCGCCGAGCCTAGGCCCTCCCGTGACGACAGTATGCGTTCCAGGACAGGGCCAAGCAGCACCATCTTTTCTTCTCGCCGGGCATCTATCTCTGTAGCGGTCCTAACCGTCTGTAGGTCAGTGATACCAGTAAACAGATCATTATGGAATGTGATCTTTATTCGCTGCTGGACCTCTCTGATGTCCTGCATCATCTCTCCGATCGGCGGCATCACCGTATAGACAGGGCGGGCACCCTCTCGGTCCCGGCTCAGCCCGCTAACGTAGGTCGTGCCACCAGGAAGAAGGGACATTGGCTGGTTCTTCAGTTGAACATCCGCCAGCATCGGAGGATTGACCATCTTATCAATCGCCTGCGCTTTACGACGGGTTTCCTGTTGAAGCTGTTTTATGTCACCAAGCGCATCCATACCCGGCGATCGTCCATACGCATCGTTAGACTGGACATCCCAGCGCGGCGCCATTACTGGCCAATCGTAGAAGCCCTTGGCCCGAAGCAGCGTGTCGTTCGACGAACCGACTTCCCAATAGACTTCACGAAACGGGAATTTCTTCGGTACCAGGCCAAATTCTCCGCGATTAGGCTCAACTATGTGTCCGATTACCCTCTCTTTGCCTTTCAGTGCGCCCTCTTTAGCAGCATCGCGCACTTCTTTAGATACCTTTTCCTCACCAAACTCGTCTACCATTTGGGAGTTAGTTAGTACAAATTCCCGTCCAACTGTGCCTACTTCGAGGTCATTGTTCAGGTCAAAAAAGAACTCGCCCAGACATGGATTGTTGCAGTGAATTACGTTATCGTAGTTATCATATATGAGGACACAGGCCGACCCAAACACCACCAGGTCAAAATACATGATGGCCATTGACTGATAGAAATTGCTTTCCTGGAATACCGTCATCATACGGCGTTCGCAGTCGCTCAACCATCCCTGTACGTCATAATCTTCCTCGTAGCCCTCTATCCGCAGTTTGAACCAGGGCCGGGTTGGCGAAGTGATGCCATTCATCATTCCACTCGCCAAGGTCCTAGCCGCCAGCGTGCCAGTGCTGTCGATTATGTTGCCGTTAATCTGGCTGCCGCGCGCCATGTTGTTCGCCATGACGAGCCAGCGGTAGCGGCGCGGCAGTATGAAGTCCGCCAGCTCGCGCCAATGCACAAGCCAGCTGTTGCGCACGGTGCGCAGATTGGCAAGCCTGTCATTGGCGTAGCGGCGATATTCTTCGCTCAAGCTATTGGCCTAGTAACGTCTTGTTCTTGGTCTGCAACGTGCCGCTCGCCCCGAGCGGGCCGGTCAGGATTGTGTCGCTGAGCGTCCCAAACCGGCCAATGTTTGTGTTAGGCGCGACGCTAGCCTGGGACGCATATGTCGGCGGGCTGGCTGGCGGCGGTGGTGGTAGAGGTGGGGCGGGTGTCTTGGCTCCTCCGCCAAATAGTCCCATTACTGCCTCACTTCAGAAAGACTTGTTCGACCAGTAGCTTCTAACTTCTTGCGTATACTGTCGCACGACTCGATTGTCGAAATGTACTTCCCGTCAGAAGTAAATACTAAACATCGCGTTCCAGCGGGCCAGTGTCCCGTATTTGTCCCATGTGGCTCTCGGATATTTATTACCAAGTCAGGATTTACGAAAATCCTTTGACCCCCGATACCTTGTAGTTCGACAAGCGACGCTACAAGAAGCGCTACAGTGCTCATCCGAGTTCCATCGCTCATGAGCTGCGAGCGATCGCAAAGCGGTACGACTTCCATACCCCCGGCGCGGTCGCGATAAAGCGCGCCCAGAAACCGTTGGTCAGCGGAACGCCAGTGGTTCCGGCAGCGCCGTCGATCGTGCTGCCACCTGCCGCATAGACCCGGATCGGGTTAGCTGGGCCGTCATTGTAGACATCGACCCACAGCCCGGTTGCGTTGGCGAGATCGCCATACGTCGTCGGCAACAAAAGGACGCCTGTCCCAGCCGCTCCGCTGGTCACAATATTGGTCTGCTTGGTTAGATCGGGAGCGCCATTGATGTCTGCTCCGGTTGCCGTCACAACCGACAAACCGCCGACGAGAAACGTATTCGTCGCGACCTGTTTTGTCGCGCTGGTTTTGCCGGTATTGATCTGGTCGCCAGTAACAGTGACCTGTCGATTACCTATATCCAGCTTTAAAAGCTCGGTTGTCCCGTTGGTTATCGCCAGCCCATCCCAGTTGCCGTAGGCGCTGCCGGAATAAACGAAGACAATGTCGGCGTAACGGGTCGCTGTAGCTGGGTCGCTGGCGACCGTGGCACTGTCGTAAAAACGAAGACGGGTTTCCTTACCGCCGTTGTGGTTGTTGTACAACGACAGCCAGCCATTATAATTACTCCAATACTGACTGGAGCCGCTATTCTGTAGCCCAAGACACATAGAACCGCCGTCGGCGCATCGGCCGGTCCCCCCGGCGCTATGCAGCATCAGGGCACCCGATCCATTGAAATTGGAGTACCCGATCGCCTTGTCGCGGTTAGTGCTGGTCGGGTCTGTCGGTCCCCAAACAATGTCGGTGTTGTTGTTGGCATTGTCGGCAAACCTAATGCCGAGGGACGAGGACCGAATATCCAGTCCGGTCCTGACTCCGGACAAGTTGATCCCGTTATCCCACCCGTTCGGGTCTGCCCCTGACGGCATGTTGGCATCGATGTTGATGCCCGCGCTTATCATCCGCCTGCCAGTATTCCTGAAGCTGTAGGCGGATCGCAGCGCGCCGCCAGCCGTGTACACGGCATAGTGCTCCATGTGCCCACTGACATCCGGGAACGGGGTGATCGCCTCCTCGACGGTGTCGCCGCTGTTCCACGCCGCCGCCGTCGTCATCAGGATCACAGTATTGCCGACCACCTGGAGCACCTCGGCGCACGGCTTGATCTGGTAGCCGCCCGCCCCTGGCCCGTAGCCGTGATAGGCGGCGTCGTTGGCGACCGAGGTGGTAAAGACGGCAAGACCGATCGCTG